CAGATAATCCGTTATCTGGCGTTGAATCATTATCAAGTAAAGTTAAATTAAAAACACCTGTAGAGGTATGAGATGCCAATACTCGATAGAAGAAATAATCAATTAATTGAGGATAAGGATACGAGGGTATCTGTTGGAATAAACTTTCCTTTTGCTAGAGTTCCAAATCAAGATGGATATTTTTCAACAACCAAAACAACTATTGAGTCGATAAAGAACAACATCAGATTATTATTACAAACACAAAAAGGCGAAAGAATGTTTCAACCAAATTTAGGAATGAACATCCGTCAGTTTTTATTTGAACAAATAACAGAAGACACTCAAGTTCAAATTGAAAATGATATTGTGGATACATTCAATACTTGGTTGCCTTTTGTGGAGTTAAGAAAAATAGACATAGATACTAGCAATCAAGATAAAAATCAAATTAACATCGAGATAGTATTTAATATTAAGAGAGCACCAAATACAATTGAATCTGTTGGTGTAGTGTTGGAGTAAGGTAATGGCATATTCACAAGACCAAAAATACAAACCATCAAATGTAAGATACACGAGTAAAGATTTTACATCAATTAAATCTGATTTGATAGAATACACGAAAGCTTATTTTCCTGATACATATAAAGACTTTAATGAGACATCACCTGGTATGATGATGATTGAATTAACAAGTTATGTTGGAGATGTTCTTTCGTATTACATTGACTATAACTACAAAGAAAATGTTCTAGCAACAGCTACAGAAAAAAGAAATGTGGTTAGGTTATCAGAATTTTTAGGGTATAAAGTATCACCTAATACACCATCATTAGTTAGATTAAGAGTCACCACCGATGTGGGAGTCGATGCCGATGGTAATGTGGATTATAGTGATGCACCACAAAATCCAATAAATAGTGGATTACAGATACAATCAAATATAGATTCTAATTTAAAATTTGAAACGTTAGGTGAGATTGATTTCACCGTATCAGGTTCGCCTGATGTTCCACCAGTTGGAGCACCAACTTCATTTAATGCTAACGGAGAAGCAACAGGTTATACATTGACAAGATTTATACAAGCTGTATCCGGCGAAACCAAAACAAAATCATTTACCATTACAAGTCCAACTAAATTTTTAGAATTGGATTTAGGTGAGGATAACGTGATAGAGGTTTTAAATTGTGTAGATTCTTCAGGACAAAGATGGTATGAGGTTGATTATCTAGCACAGGATAGAATATTAAAAGAAAGTCATTACACACAAGATGGTCGTGGTGATGCTTATAATCAAGACATTGTTGGTGGTGGTATATCAAGTGATGTAGCTATTCCGTTTACATTGGATTATATCAATACAAACAAAAAATTTACAACTAAAATAGATTCCGATGACAACACGACAAAACTACAATTTGGTAATGGATTAAATAGATTGAACATATCAGGATCAAGTGGAGCTAGTTTATTTTCAATGATTGAACAGCAAGGATTGAATTTGTCTGGTGTTCCAAGTAGTGTGATAAATGCCAGTTTGAATAACTTGACAACCAACAATTCTTTGAACTTAGGTGAGACGCCATCAAATACCATAATGACCATAACCTATAGAGTAGGAGGTGGTGCTGATTCCAATGCTCAAGCTGGTGAATTAACCAAGATAAATAATTCAGATGAATCAATAACTATTACAAATGATGAACCAGCTTTGGGTGGGACTGATGGTCAAACAGTTGATGAGATAAGGGAAAATGCTAAATCATTCTTTGCTTCACAATTAAGATGTGTAACTCGTGAGGACTATCAAGCCAGAATATTAAATCTACCAGCAAAGTTTGGTAATATTGCTAAATGTTATGTTTACAGAAATGATGATATTGGGACATTGAAAATTTATACATTGTCTTATAATCAACAAAGACAATTAGTACAAACTCCTTTATTGGCATTAAATAATTTAAGATTATACATTGAACAATTCAGAATGATAAATGACTCGTTGGATTTTGGATTTCAATTAATTGATGATATATTTTCTGGCTACATTATAAACTTCGGAGTTCAGTTTGAAGTAAATTATGATAGAAGATTTAATTCTACCGATGTGAAATTAGAAACCATAAATGTCATTAAAGAGTTTTTTAAAGTAGGAAAGATGCAATTTAGACAACATATAAATCTTGGTGATTTAAAATATAATATATTAGGATTGGATGGTGTTATTGGGATAAAAACATTAAAGTTAATACAAGATACTTCAGAGATAGATAATTTTCCAACCTCATTGAATTCAAAGAAATTTCACTTTTACAAAGGTGATGGAACTCCATCAGTTGACGGAACTGCTGGTTATGGATTTCAATATAACTTTGAAAATGCCACAGTAAATGATATTGTGAAACCATCTGTAACACCAGCGATATTTGAATTGAGAGATCCTGATAATGACATATACGGGAGGGTAGTCTAATGCATCGTTATTTTTTTGCTGTCAAGGATGCCTTTATTAATAGTGGTTCTGATGAATTTACTGGTGATGATTTTAAAGATAAAAACACTGGTCAAGACGAGATATTAGAAATTAAAAAAGTTTTTTTTAATCAAGAGTTTCATTATCAAACAAGAGCATTGATTCAATTTGACACGGATGAAGTAGAGAGTTATATTAGTTCATCCGTATTACCTAAAGACTATGAGGTTTATTTAAAATTATATGAAACCAAAGGTACAAGTGGTTTAAGTGAAACCTATGATGTTGCTGCTTATCCATTGAGTCAAGAGTGGGATGAGGGTATTGGTAAGGAAGCAGATAGACCAAAAACAACAGAAGGATGTAGTTGGAAATTTAGAAAAAATAGAGCTGGTGTTGAATTAGAATGGACAACACAGGGTGGAACTTATGCTTCTACTGATGAGGTAACACAATCCTTTTCTTTAGAAAAACCTGATATCGATATGAATGTTACGAGTATAGCAAAGAAATGGTTTAGTGGTGATAATGAGAACTATGGATTTTTAATAAGACTATCTGGCAGTAGAGAAACATCAAGTGGTAGTTTTGAGGATTTAAAATTCTTTTCACGACAAACCAATACAATCTACTCTCCTAAATTAGAAGTAAGATGGGATGACCATGCTCCATCAACGGGCTCAAATACTGGCAGTTTAACTCCATTAGATTTATCAGGACAGGTAGAAAATTATTTATATCAGTTACACACAAGAGAAGCTTACAAAGAAACTGAGACCGTCAAGTTTAGATTTGGTGCTCGTAAGAGATACATTGATAAGAGTTTTACAACATCAATACAAACCGTAAGTGGTAGTTACTTTGCTGAAGGTAGCGCTTCGTATTCAATAATTGATATGGCAACAAATGAAGAAGTCATTCCGTTTGGTGCTTATACCACCATGAGTTGTGATTCAGTTTCACCTTACTTTATGCAGGATTTGAATGGATTTGAACCAAACAGAGCTTATAAAATTTTAATTAAAGTTAAACACAATGATGACCAAACTCTCGTATACGATGATGATTTTGAATTCATACTAAGGAGTTAATATGTCATATCACACTTCAGGATCTATGTCAAGTTATAGTGGTGGGTATGGTACTATTAAAATTTCACTACACGATAGTGGAGATATACAATCGGGTGAAAAAGTTTCATATTTAACTGGTCAGGCTCCTTTACTAACAGACCACGGTGAAGTTGATGTCTACGAGATAAACGGAGAATTATTTTTAATTGATCCTCAATACACAATAGGATCTGAAGATATAGAAATTGAGCCTCCATTTCAAATTGGTGATATTATAACCGTAACCTCTGATACAACCAAAACAACCACAATTGAATCTATTAGTAATATCAATATGGATAATTTTAATTTTATAACTGAAATTAATTTAGACTCTCCGATAGTATCTCCACCACAATTTGTATATCGATATGGTGATTTGGCAGGCGAGCCTTATTATGGTGCTTATCACAAACATCAAGATGGAACATTAATGATTAATGCTGGCAAATTAAATGTTGCTCACGAGATGATACCTGAAGAAATAATCATATCAAGGGATGAATTTGATTTTAGTCAATTAGAGGTAACATCCACTACATTTGACATAGACGAAAAT